CGAGATTGCGACTGACAGGATTTTTGCTCGGGGGGGGACAGTGCCCATTTACGTAAGCCAAAGCGGGCAACTGTGGCTTGGTGGAGAGATTCCTGCCGCCACAACGACCACGTACCTAATCAAGGGCAAGGCCGGTACTGGTGGGTATGGTGGTGACTTCTACAACATCAATTCCAGTAAGTACGCCGGCAACGGAAAATCTTTTATCGTGGAGGAGGCCACTCCGCAACTTACAGATCGAGCCAGTCGCATCCGCAGTGTGAAACTGCAACGCTATACCCGCAACGATTGGCCGGAGCCCGTGGAGAGCAAATATATATTCTCCGCAACGGAACAGGTACCAGATGTCACCGAGACGGTCTATGTCGCGGAGGAAATCAATGGAGAAATCCAGGTCACGACCAGCGAAATCAAACTGGACGCCCGAGCGCAACTCGAACGTGACCATGCCAAGTGGTACCAGCATCACATTAATAAGCCCCAGGAATTTGGCGTGGTAATGGAAGATTTGCCGCCGGAATACCAGGATGGAACTTCAGTTAAGTTCTCGCTGATGTTCTTTGAAGCCATCGCGGAACTGAAGGACCTAAAGGCGCGAGTATCCGTGCTGGAGAAGAGCAAGGTTCCCGACCATGAACTACGCATCAAGGGGCTGGAAGCAAAATGAATAAGTACTCTCATAATGGGTAGTGGTGTTCAGAAACTGAACGCTCCTGCCGATCCGCAGCGCTGAGAGAGGGATGTCCACTTCCCTACTTGACATAACGTGCCAGTATACATATAATAGCAGAGAGGTATAAAGACATGGACATGGTACTTTCAAAGAAACTCATCACGGCTATCGTCAGCATCATAACAATAGCGCTAAACAAGAAGATCGGCCTGGACCTCAGTGAGAACGATATCCTGGCTATCGCGGGTGTCGCTGCTGCATACATAACAGGGCAGTCCTTCATAGACACCAAGAAGGAGCAGAATAGTGCCAGCGCTGCCAAGTAATCCTGTGGCGATTACGCCCGTGCTACCGATAGGCCCCACGCTAACAGATAGCCAGGACGACGCGAACGACCTGGACATTGCCTTCAGCGCAACGGATGCCACAAATGGGAACTACTTCAGCAGTAGTCCACAACGCTATCTGCTGATGTTCTACAATGCTTCGGGCGGCGCTGCTACTGTTACAATCTTCAGCAACAATGACACACGCTTTCGCAATGAGGAAATAACAGACTATTCTGTAGGCGATACTGAGTTTGCGGCATTCTACTTCCCGGACACAAAAGGCTGGGCAGACAGCACAGGTAAGGTGGTCTTCCTCACAAGCGTATCTACCTTGAAGACTCTGGTATATAGACTCCCCTAATATGGACCTTAACCTTCGCAATACTTTGGTAGAGTGCTGTGCTAGCACAGAGATGTTCTGTAAAGTATTCTATAAGGAATACTTCCCTAGACCCTTCTCCGCGCAGCATCGCCATATATTCTCCCTTCTCGACGACCCTACCAAGAAGAGAGTAGTAATCGCCGCTCCTCGAGGCTACGGCAAATCAAGCATAGCAGCTGCCTATACGATAAAGTGTGCCCTCTTCGAGGAGTTCCGATACATAGTCCCGATAGGTGCCAGTGAGGAGACCGCAGTCGAACACACTGAGAACGTAAAGGATATGATTCTCGAATGTGATAAGATTACGGATGTCTGGCCTGAAATGAAGTCCGCAGTTTGGGCCAAGAATCACTGGCGCCTATCGAATGGCGTTACTGTCCTTCCTCGCGGCTCTGGCCAGAAGATTCGTGGCCGTAGAAGGAAGGCACAGCGGCCTGACCTCATTATCCTTGACGACGTTGAGAACGATGAAAATGTCATGCAAGAGGAGCAACGCCGCAAATTAAAGCAATGGTTCCTTGGGGCTGTCTGCAATAGCATCGACCCATATGCAACTAACCACAAGATCGTGGTGATAGGGACCCTCCTACATGAGGATAGTCTCCTCGCTAATCTGCTGGAAGACTCTAGCTGGGAAAGTGTTCGCTTAGAAATATGTGACGATCTGTTTCATAGTAACTGGCCCGAAGTCTTCACAGATATGCAAGTACGCGCCCTTTACGATACTTATGCGAGCGCAGGCGAGCAGGATGTCTTCGCTCGTGAATATCGCAACATGCCGATAAGCGCCACTGATAGCAAATTCAAGAAGACCTACTTCAAATACTATGACACAGAGACAACCAAGTTCGCTGATCTCGACATTCTCACTGTTATCCTTGGCGACCCTGCTAAGACCCACACCGTACATAGCTGTGAGAGTGCCTGGGTTGGCGCAAGTATCAACATGCGAACGCAGGCGATATATATTCGTGACATTGTCGCTGGGCGAATGACACCTGCTGAGTACCTAGATAGTGGAATCGCAATGGCCGAGCGCCTTCAGGCCAGTACGTTCGGCATAGAAGTAACGGGCCTCAATGAGTATATCATGTGGCCCCTACAGAACAAGATCGCTGAGGCAGGGAAGTTCTACAATATCATCGAAATAAAGCCCCGTGATAAGAAGGAAGTGCGAGCAGCTGCTCTCATAACACCATATCGGCAGGGCCTTATTTGGCATAATAAGCAAGCATGTGCCGGGCTGGAAATGGCCCTCCTATCATTTCCCCGCAGTAGGTATTGGGACACAATAGACGCTACTGCCCATGTCCTGCCTGTCATGGAAGAACTGAAGAAATATTTTTGGTCTCCCACAATGCTATGCGACAAGCGGGAACTGGTAGAGTTCGAGCAACTGAAGAGACAGAGTGAGGGTTTCTTGCAGGAGAAAAAGAGAAGCTGGAGAATTGCATAGTGTTGTTCAGATTCTGAACAAAACTGGAGAGAAAGAATGCCTATCCTTGTCACAGATGAAGTTGCACGTACTCGGCGGAACCTCCGAGATATACGTGATATTGACTATAAATATTCCTATCCCGGCAACCTGAAGCTGAAGCCCGGTAGTGAGTCTCATGATAAGCTGCTACAGCGCCTCATGGAGATGGCAATTGCTAGTAGGAATGTTATCAGTCAACGCTTTGAGAGCTGGAATAAGTTAGATCGCACTCTCACCGCGTATGTTCCCCTGAGCGATGCAGAGCAGAACCTAAAGAACACAGACGCGAGGCGCCCCCTCAGCATCGTTGTCCCTGTGTCCTATGCCGTGCGTGAGACTCTTCTCACATACATGGTCGCAGCGTTTCTAGAACATCCTATATATCGATATGAGCCTGTTGGTCCGGAAGATGTCGTGGGGGCGATGCTCCTCGAGCATGTAGTAGACCAGCAGGCGCGAAAGTTCAAGCATGGTCTTGCCTTGCATACACAGTGGGCAGACGCCTACACATATGGCTTCGGCCTCGCCACACCTCTTTGGGCACAGAAGACTGGCCTTCGCAAGGGCGGAAAGAAACGCCTTCCGACAATAGACCCCTTTACCCTCCAAGTAGAGAACACAATGATAGATAGTGGCCAGCCAGAAGCGCGCCCATCTATCCTATGTGAAGGAAATGATCTGCAGAACATAGACCCATATATGTCCCTCCCCGATCCCAATGTTCCTATACATCGTCTACAGGACGGAGAGTTCTTTGGCTGGGTAGATAGAAGTAATCGATATAGTATCCTTACCGACGAATTGCTGAGTGAAGGCGCGATCTTTAACGCGCGTTACCTGGAGCATATAGGCGATGGCCGCAGTATCCTATTCACAGAAGAAGACGCTAGGAATGAGAAGGAAGGAATATCCACCGAAGGCATTCGTGGTATCACTAACACAATAGACAAGATCACCCTCTTTGTTGACCTGATCCCCAACGAGTGGGAACTTGGCTCCTACAAATATCCAGAAAAGTGGGTCTTCACAATAGCATCCGATAGTGTAATTCTGCAGGCACAGCCCCTCGAACTCGAGCATAATATGTTCCCTGTGGTGGTGTGTGCTCCTGACACAGACGGGTATAGCGCCACGCCACAGAGCCGCCTTGAGATCATCTATCCCATGCAGCATACCATGGACTGGCTATACAGTACAAGGATAGCAAATGTCAGGAAGGCCCTCAATGACATGTTTGTATATGATCCTATGTGGATCAACCCTAATGACATGGAGAATCCTGAGCCTGGAAAGCTTATCCGCACAAGGCCTCCTGTGTGGGGGCGTGGCGTTAAGGATGCCATCATGCAGTTCCCTGTGTCTGACGTGACACAGTCCCACATCACGGATAGCAACTTCCTTGAAGAGCAGATTCAGAGGGTCTCAGGGGCATCAAATAGCATGCAAGGCATTCTGCAGAATAGCAGTGAGCGGATCTCCGCTACGCATAGCAGAAATGCCCAGATGGGCGCTCTCACCAGGATAGAAAAGAGCACTATCCTCGTGGGCATCATGACCATGAGCGACCTCGCATATATGCTCGCAGCACAAACGCAACAGTACATGTCCCAAGAGACCTATGTTAAGATAGCAGGCCGTCACAGTATGGACCTACAAATGCTAGCTGGAGGAGGGCAATTCCTGCCCGTAAGTCCATTAGACCTCGACATCTCTTACGACGTACAAGCTTCCTCAGGTAGCCTCCCAAATAGTGTAGACCCGCAATTCTGGAATGGTCTCCTCCAGGTAGCAATGCAGGACCCTGAGCTCCGACAGCAAATGGACATCTTCAAGCTCTTCACATATAGTGCCAAACTCGCAGGAGCGAAGAATGTCTTCGACTTTGTGCGGAACACCGCAGGAATAAACCCCATGCAAATGCCCATGCAGCAGGTCGAGCAGCAACAACAGGCGGGGAATATTGTGCCCCTACAGGAGTACGCTAGTGCCTAATGACTATATTAGCAAGTTACATGCCGACGGCCGTACTCGCGATATTCGGCAGTACTTCTCCGAGAACCTCTTCCATAGCAGTCCGGGCGACATGGACATCCTTCTGGAGAGCACTGCCTGGAAGGACATAGAAACACAGATACAGTTATACATCCAGAATGGCTACGACGAAATGGATGTCGCAGGTGAGCAGGCACAATTCCTTGCGCTACAAGCAGAAATTAGGGCAGCGAAGCAAATACTCGCTATGCCCCATCTCATACGAGCTGAACAAATACAGAGAGCTAAGGAGAATAACAATGCCTGATCCAGTACAGCCAGTACAGCCAGAGCAAACAGAACAGACCACAGCAGTAGGGCCGACCTTCATAGAGGCGTTCAACGATATTCTTGGCACGTCATATGCCGAAGAGATAGAGGAAGAAGTACGGGCTGCTGAGCCTTCTGCCGAGCCGGAAGCTCCGGAAGTACCCGCTGAGCCGCAGGTCGAGCAGCCCACTCCTGACCCCCGTGATGCACGGATCGCAGCCCTGGAAGCAGACATTGCTGCCCTGCGCGATAGGCAACAGCAACAGCCTCCGCAGGAACAGCCTGTACAGCAACAGGCTGTTGCCTATCAGGAACTGCCGTTCGTCTCTGAGGAGGAGTACGAAGCGGCTATTACAGACCCGAAGGCGTTCAACAAGGTACTGAACAAGGTATATGCTACCGCCTTCAACCATGCTGCGCAAGCCGTTATGCAGAACATGCCCCAGGTCATCAATAATCAGGTAACACAGCAGCAGACTGTACAGCAAGCGGCACAGACCTTCTATGCAGACAATCAAGACCTATACACAGTGAATATAGCAGATGACAGTGCTCGCGTAGCGCGTGCTGAATTCATAAGCCAGAAAGCTAATGAGATCCAGGCTAAGAACCCTGGTATCCCATATCACGAAATTCTGTCAAGAACCGAACAGGAGGTACGAAGAATTCTCGGCATATCCAAGACTAACAGTGCGCCGGCTAGAGCACTCCCAAGCCGCGAGCAAGCTGCTCAAAGGCCCGCCCCTGTTGCCGCCCCTAAGACTCGCGTTGCCTCATCCAATCAGGCCCAGCCTGGAAAGAAAAGTTTCGCACAGATATATAAAGAAACACTCGGATAGGAGACCGATATGTTTACCCCTATTGACGTATCGAGCGCGGAAGCAGGGCAAGTTGACCCTCGCAGTCGCGTAAAGTATGTTGCTGAAAGTGCAACATTACAGGTATATGAGCGCATTGTTATTGCAAGTGCTACGGCAACAATCACCCTTCCGCCTGTTAGTAAATGTACAGGTGGAATGTTTGTTATCCGCAGCACGACTGCAGACAATGTTACGATCTCTCCAGACAATACCGATTCCACCATTTCGTATAATGGAGCCTTTAGCGGCGCATCTGTGGTCCTCACGGACATTGGCGCCTTCGCAGTACTCATTAGCACAGGCGAGCACTGGATCGGCATTGGCGTCGATCTAGCCGCATAGGAGGTAACTAAAGATGCCTGCTGACTATCCCTTTCTGAATAGTATCCATACTGGCGATACTACCGTATCTGGCCTCAATACTGGCTATGAAGGTACGACTCGCTATACCGTACGGCCTGAGAACTGGCGTCAGGGTATTCTGTTCCAGGACATCAATGGCGATATGCCCCTTACGGGCATTCTGAGCCAGATGTCTGGTAGTAAGACAGATGACCCTGTGTTCCACTGGTTCACAGAGACCCTTCCAAACCAACGAGCTAACATTGCTGGTGTGTATACAGAGGGCACGCTTACGACTGCGTACACTTCTGGCGGTGCGGCTGGCGACATCCTGTATGTCAAACTCAACACTGGCGAGAATAGCGAAACGGCGGCGAATCAGACTAAGCAATTTCGTCCGGGGCATCAAGTACTGCTGCGATGCTCTACTGACTACGACGTAGATAAGAACGCTGTTGTCACTTCTGTTAGCGCTAATGGTGCTTCCTCCTACATTGCGGTGGAGTTGCTTGAGACAGATACGGCTACCGATCGGAGCCATGACATCAGTGATGCTGACACAATCCTGATCATCGGCAATGTCAACGCTGAAGGTGGAACGATGCCCGGCAGTATCGTCTACGTGCCCACGGAAGTATCCAACCAAGTGCAGATCTTCCGCAACACGCTGTCTATCACCCGCACTGCCCTTGCCACTCGTCTTCGCACTGAAGAGGCGCGGAAGAAAGCTCGCCGCGATGTCTACCGTCTGCATGGTATGGAGATGGAGAAGAGTCTTATCTTTGGGAAGAAGAGTACTCGTGTAGGGGATAATGGACACCCCGTTAGAAGTAGCGACGGCATTATCTCCTTTATTCGGCAGCACGCAAGCGACAACATCTTCGATTACGCCAATGACAGTGATACGGACTTTAATAGCAAAGCCTGGACTGTTGCTGGCGCTGACTGGCTCAATGAGAAGCTCGAAGTGCTCTTCTGCTATGGGGCGAGCCGCAAGATGGCAGTTTGCGGGAACGGTGCACTGCTCGGCCTCCAGAAGTTGATCATGTCCATGAGCAATACCCGTTATGAGATCTCTTCCACACAGCGAGCCTTCGGTATCAACTATCGAACATGGATTACTCCCTTTGGAGAAATCTACCTTACTACACATAAACTCTTCAGCCATGAAACAACGTCGCGTAATTCGATGCTCATCATAGACCCCAAGAACTTTGACTGGCGTTATATCACAGACACCAAGCCTATCGTTCGTAAGGAGCTCGACAACGAGGAGGGCGTGGATGGTATCGAGGAAGAATGGCTCACAGAGGGTGGCTATGAAATTCATCATCCTAATGAATTTGGGATGCTGAATGGTGTTGGCCTAGACAATGCGATTGCCGCATAAGGAGGTATCATGAAGCGATTACTTAGTATCCATGTAGCTGCGCTGGTCTGTTTACTTGCTGCCTTTAGTCTCGCCTCGGCAGACGATTGGACAAGTTTTCGTACACAGCAAGCGTACTTCGACGATCTTGATCGTTTATATCCTCTAGAGTTAGAGGATACAGGAGGGAATAAGTACGCCCTCTATTTTATCGCAGCGGCCACTGCCACGATTGATCTTGCGCCTATCACCACAGAGAACATAGGGCAGGTAACAGTGTCTTTGTTAGGGCTAGGCTCCAGCGCAGACGATGATGAGATTGTCCGCTATCAGTCTGCCGAAATGGGTGGATATTATTATCTCTCTGCGTCTTCCCGAGACGAAGCCTATTCTGTTGCCTCGTATGGGAGCATACAGGCCGCCTCCTTTACAGTGCAAGGAGCAACAGAGGAGTTGTCTCCCTTGATGCCCCTTGTTGGAGATGCTGTCTCCTCCGCAACAAATTTCTACAAGATGCGTATTAGTAACTTTGGTTCGTACCAGTGGAATGTTGAGGGCACGGCTATGGTAGGGGGCAGTGTGGTATCCAACGTAACAGACCTTATCGTTGTCTATGGTATGCATAAGAAATAAAGAATCCTTCCTCCCGGATGGATGACTCATTCCCGTTCAGGGAGGGGCGAGGGTTAATGGCTCGCTCCTCCCCTTTTTTCTTTTCTTGGAGGCATAGCATAGCATGGAATATTCTGAGATAATTACCCTAGTACAGAACAGGTCCGGGCGGTCTGATATTACAGGTACTACCTTTGAGCAAATCATCAATATGTCCTCCCGTTATCTGGATAGGCGCCTTCAAGGGCACTATAAGCAGAATATGGCGAAGAGTGTATCCTGCGTTGCCGGCACGTATGAAATAACAGCAGCCGACTTAGGGGCGGGCCCATGGGGTACAACCCTACACACTATCTCCCGCGTATACTATACGAATACTGACGGCGAGGAGGTACCACTCACATATAAAGCATTCGATGCGTTGCTAGCAAAGTATCCTGAGTTTGGGAACAGTGATCAAGACGAACCCGCTTATTGGACAGTAGGGGTGTGGCCTCTCTATCTTACGGCAGATACTCCTACAGAGGCCCAGAAGGGGCAGTATCGCACTGAGCGTCTCTATATCATGCCTCCCCTTGACGATACATATACGGTCAGCGTATATGGTAAGGGCATAGATTATTCGCTGTCAAACAGCACAACAACAAACACGAACTACTGGACCGTATATCATCCCGATCTGCTGATTGCCGCCTGTATATGGTATATTAAACAAGAGTATGAAGACAAAGAGAGCATGACCCATTGGAAGGTCATCATGGACATGTATATCCTTGACATAGAGCGTGAACAAATCATGAGGGAAGCGACAAAAAGTACTGGCGTTATGGGAGGCTAATATGAGCAAGAGCGATCCGTTACCCAAAAGGAAGAGTATAGATAGGGAGGCGCGAAAGAATGTTCTGGCAAGAGTACAGCCTAAAGAAAGCACTACAATCGGGTCTGCCCTCAGAGAGTTGGCAGGCTGTGAAGAATCAACCCTTTCTGTCGAGTTGCACAAACTTTCTGGTAAGAAGGGAGGGTCTCGCAGCCCTTCCCACGATGACACAACCGACTAGCGCTACAAAGAGCTCACAGGCAACTAGCTGGCCCTTCTACCAGACCATTCCCATTAAAGCTGCTCTTGTGGAAATGGATGATACTGCTATCTATTCGTTGACCCCCGGATATACATATCCTCTTACTGTCTCTGGCTATACTATCTATGACGCGTATGATACCAGCACGCCAAAGGGTATCACAACAGGGGGCGGTATGTGGCATGCCGCCGACTTTGAGGAGAGTTATTTCCTGTTCAACAATGAGAACGTGCTCATGAAGACAGGATATTCAGGGAACCTTCTTGTGGCAAATGACATACAGATCACAACAGGCTGTGCCCATCGGGGACGCCTCGTGTATGGCGGTTTCGATCCTTCTGCCTTCTGGAAGCAGGAATGGGAGGGGATTTTCAACACCTGGGAGGGGAACA